GCGACCGACGGGGACGTATCGGAGCCGATGAGCCAGCGCCTGGCCGGGGTGATCGCGGCCAGGGACGTGGAGAAAGGCTACTGGTGGAGCCCGTCGAACGCACAGATCAAGGGCATCACCGGCGCGGAGATCCAGCTCTCCGCGATGATCAACGACGCGACCTGCGAGGTCAACGCCCTCAACGAGCAGGGGATAGTGACCCTGTTCAACTCCTACGGCACGGGCTTAAGGACGTGGGGGAACCGCTCGTCGGCGTACCCGTCGAGCACGGCGGCCACCGTCTTCATCAACGTGCGCCGGACGGCGGACATCCTGACCGAGAGCGTGGAGTACTCGATGCTCCAGTTCATCGACCACCCGATCAACAACGCGCTCATCGACGCGATAACGGAGAGCGTCAACGCCTTCATCAGGACCCTGATCGGCAGGGGGGCGCTCATCGACGGGAAGTGCAGCTACGACGAGGCGAAGAACCCCTCGAATGAGATCGCGGCCGGGCATCTGACCTTCGATATCGAGTTCATGCCGCCGACGCCGGCGGAGCGCATCACGTTCGAGAGCTACATCAACGTGGAGCTGCTGCAGGCCCTGGGAGGTAACTAATGGCCAAGATCGAGATCAACCGCATCACCAACGCGAACGTCTATATCGACGGCTCGTCCTTCCTGGGGAGGGCCGAGGAGATCAACCTGCCCCAGATCAAGCACGTGATGGCCGAGCACAAGGCCCTGGGCCTGGTGGGCAAGGGGGAGTTCTTCTCCGGGATCGACAAGATGGAGTGCAAGATCAAGTGGAGCAGCCTCTACCCGGAGGTGATGAAGAAGGCGGCCAACCCCGTGACGACCGTGGCCCTGCAGGCGCGGGCCTCCCTGGAGTCCTACACGGGCGAGGGGAGGACGGCGGAGGTGCCCGTGGTGGTCCACCTCACCGGGACCTTCAAGGAGTTCCCTTTGGGGAACTTCAAGCAGCACGAGAACGCAGAGTTCGAGACCCAGATGTCCGTCTTCTACGCGAAGCTCGTCATCGACGGCGAGGACATCTTCGAGATCGACGTGCTGGAGAACATCTACAAGGTGGCCGGAGAGGACATACTGGCGACGTTCCGGGAGAACATAGGAGGGTAGGATGCCGATGAAGATAGCGGTCGTGAAGGCGGAGAAGCGGCGGCGGTTCGAGCGGGTGGAGATCCGCGAGCCCCTCATGCAGGACGTGATCCTGGCCGAGCGGGTCACGGGGAAGACGGAGGGCGTCGAGTTCCAGCTCGCATTGCTGTCGCAGGTGGGGACCTTCGACGGGCAGCGGCTGCCGCCCGAGGAGTTGAAAGGGGTGAGCATGCAGGATTTTTTGGCTATCAGTACCGAGTTGCTCGGTTCGGATATGCGGGCTCTCCTGGCGGCGTTGCTGGGGCAGCAATCTCCCTCGCCAGGGAAACAGGATCAGGACTCGGAGAAATCGCCCGCATGACAATATCGGAGTTCGTCTACTGGGTGGAGCGCCTGGGGGCGTATCTGAAGGAGGCCGCAGCCGATGCCGGGTAGCAACATGCTCATCAGCCTGGTCTTCCAGGCGATCAACAGGACGTCCGGGGCGTTCGGGAAGATCAACAGCGATTTCAAGAGGCTGGACGCGACCGTGACGGCCGCGTCAAAGCGCTTCGAGCACCTATCCAACATGAGCCGCCGTCTTACCATGACGGGTGCCGGCATGGCCGCGGCGGGGGCCGGATTGTCCTACTCGTTGTCCAAGCCGATCGCTGCGTTCGTCGAGCTGGAGGACGCGGCAACCCAGCTTGAAGTCACCATGATGGACAAAACGGGCTCGGTCGGCGAGACATTCGGCGCGCTCAACCATGAGGCGATCAGCCTCGGCAATAAACTGCCCGGCACGACGGCGGACTTCTATCGCCTCTCGGCGGTGATGAAGTCGCTCGGGATCTCCGAGCGGTTTCTGGTTGGCGGGGGGCTGCGGGCGGCGGCGTACCTGGGGGTGGTCTTAAGGCCCCTCGGCGTGGGCTACGAGGAGGCCGGGGAATCGGCGGCGAAGTTCAGGAACGCCATGGGGATAACCGAGGCGGAGATGATGCCGTTCCTCGACCTGATCCAGCGTACCTCCTTTCTCGGCGTCAAGCTGGAGGAGATGAGGTTTGCCTATGCCAGGGCGCAAGGGTCGCTCAAGCCGTTGGGTCTTCAGGGCCTGGCCGCGGCAAAAGAACTGGCGCCCATTTTTGCCATGCTCATCCAGGCAGGAGAATCCGGAGAGACGGTAGGCACGGGCTGGGGGCGGCTGGTCACCACGCTCATGGACGTCCAGAAGCTACGGAAGGTGAACGCGGCCTTCGGCCTGGACTTGAGGTTCACGGACGCAGGAGGCGACTTTGCGGGTATCACGAACGTGATCGACCAGCTCGACAAGCTGAAGGGATTGAGCCAGGCCGACAAGATAGCGGTAGGCAAGGCCATCTGCGGAGAAGGCGAAGATTTCAAGATCGCCATGACCCTCATGAGCGAGGGGCGGGAAGGCTACGACAAGATGGTACGGGACATGGAGAAGCAGGCAAGCCTCAACCAGCGCGTCGAGAAGAGCCTGTCCACGCTGGGTAACGCGTGGGAGGCGTTTACCGGCACCTTCAAAAACGCCCTGGCGAGCGTGGGAAAGGCCATGGCGCCCACGCTGAAGGGCTTGAGCAACCTGCTCAACGCCGTCTCCGACAGAATCTACGTCTTCTCCGAGCGGCACCAGACCCTGACGAAGATCGTCGGGCTGGGCGCGGGGACCCTGGGCGTGGCGCTCGTCGCCTTCGGCGGCCTTGCCATCGGCCTGGGGGTCCTAATCAAGGGTGTGTCGCTGGCAGCGGCCGGGCTGGCAACCCTCAAAAAAGGGGTGGACTATCTCCCCGCCGGTCTCGGCATTCTCCAAAAGGGACTCGCGGCGGCGAGAACGGCGATGGCGGCCTTCGGCGTCACGAGCTGGATCGCCCTGCTGCCGCTGATCAAGATCATCGCTGTCGCGGCCCTCATCGCGGGGGCCGTCGCCCTCGTCTATAAGTACTGGAAGCCGATCGGCGCCTTCTTCAGCGGCCTGTGGGCGGGTATCAGGGAGGGGTTCGCGCCGGTCCTGGATGCGCTTGCGCCCCTGGCCCCCATGCTCTCCCCGGTGGTCAACGCGTTCAAATCGGTATGGGGGTGGATCAAAAGCCTGTTGAAACCGGTGGAGGATACGACGACGGGGTTCAGGCGGGTGAGCGAGGCGGGAAGGACCGTGGGGAGGATACTGTCCTTCGTCTTCCCCTTCAGGCAGCTCGCGTTCTTCGCCGGAAGCCTCGTGTGGCTGGTGGGCGTCGTCGGGGACGCGGCCTCATGGATAGGAAGGAACTGGCGGACGGTGCTCCAGGCCTTCCTGTGGACCAACCCCATCACCGCGCCGATAATGGCGCTCAACCGGCTGGTCAGGCATGTCTTCGGGATCAACCTGCTGCAGGCGGGCAAAAACATCATCACGAACCTGTGGCAAGGGATGATGTCGGTAATCAACCGGCCCGTCGAGGCAATGAAGGGCCTGGTGCAGAGGATGCGCAACCTGCTGCCCTTTTCGCCGGCGAAGGAAGGCCCGTTCCGGGACCTCCACCGGGTGAGGATCGTGGAGACCATCGCGGCGGGCATGAAGCCCGGCCCCCTGGTCGGGGCCATGCGGGAAGCCCTGAGCATGACGAAGGCGGTGATGACGCCTGCGGGGGCGGGCGCGGGCTCGCGGTGGACGGTGGCGGCGGGCGGGGCCGGGGGGGGCGGACCGGGGATGGGCCGCGCGGGGGGCGGGCAGCCGGTCGTCATCAACTACAGCCCGACCGTCACCATCAGCGGGGAGGCGGCCAAAGCAAAGGACGACTTCGCCGCGATGCTCCGGCAGCACAAGGATGATATCCTGCGGCTCATCGAGCAGGCGCGGCTGCGCGGCATGAGGACGGCCTACTGATGTTCGCGCAGCTCGGGGACATACAGTTCACCCTGGTGGACTCGCCGGACTTCCTGACGGGCACGAAGCGGATCGACTACGCGGAGCACCAGATCATCGAGGGCAAGTCGCGGCTGCAGTACATAGGCGAAGCGCTGGAGGCCAAGTCCATGAGGATACGGTTCCACGCGTCCTTCTGCGACCCCGACGCACGCCTCACGGAACTCAACGACGCGGCGGGGCGGCACGAGGCCCTTCCCCTGGTGATGGGGAACGGCGCGTATGAAGGGCACTTCGTCATCGAGGAGGTCCGGGTGGACCTGCGGCAGGCGTTTGCCGACGGCACCCCGATCGCCATCGACGTGGACGTACAGCTTAAGGAATGGGCGGGGACCGCGCAGACCGCCGCGGGGGGGAAGAAGGCGGCGACGTCGGCCGTCAAGAAAGACACGGAGGAGGAGGCCTCCGGAGGCGACAAGGATGACGTCTCCCTGGAAACGGTGGTGAGGCAATCGAGCTAGATATGAGCGAGCATTACGAGCACATCACGACGGCGGGCGAGCGATGGGACACCATCGCCTATGACTACTACGGGGACCCGACGGCCTACGAGGGGATCGTGGCGGCCAACCCGTCCGTGCCCATCGTGCCGCTTCTGCCCTCGGGGATCGCGCTTCGGATACCGGTCGTGGAGGATACCGGCACGATCGCCGCGGAGGAGCTGCCGCCATGGAAGCAGTGAGGAAGGACGAAGGCGGACTATCGGCTGCGTTTCTTCGCGACCGTGTCAGGAAGGACGAAGGCGTACTCAAGAAAGATGCGAACGAAGTCCACCATCTCGTCGGCCTGCTCGCGGGTGGCGTTGATCTCGTGGATGGCCTCGTTCCCCTCCATCCGTATCTGGTGAGCCCAATCGGCAAGGACGTTGGTGAGAACGCCCTTCTCGCGGAGGTCGATGATCCGCTGCACGAGCGTCTTCCCTTTTGCCCCCAGATCGTTCACCGCGGTCTCCAGCACGCTGCGGCACGTGGCGACGACTATGGACGGGTCGAGATTCTGCCGCTGGTGTTCCTGGAGGTTGGTGAAAAGCTTCGCGGTCCGCTCGGGGACGGCCGGGTGCACGAAGGCGCGCCGCGGCTCGGGGTACCGCTTCAGGAGCTTCGGCGCCGGACCGTTGTAACGCCGCTCGGGTCCGATACATTTACGAATCTCGTCAAGCTCGGAAGACAGGCAGGAGAAATAGAAGAGGAGCGGCTGAAAGCAACGAGGGCACGCGCCGGTCGCGTAGGCCTGCATCGTGTCTCCATGCTGAACTATACGAGATCGAATGACAGGCCTCTCTTCCTTTGCCTGTTCCCTGGTGAGGACCCGGTATTCGTGAATCTGATGGATCGGAACGGACTCGATGTTTCCGCAATTGGGACATTCCGTTTTGAAGAAAAACATAAGCACCTCACGATAAGGAGGGACGGTCATGGGACCGGACAACGATATGACAACAGTATTGAACAGGATCGACGGGGTAGTCAACAGGCTCGACCCCGGGGCGGGCGTCCTGCGGCTTACCCCCGAGGAGGCGCTGCGGGAGCTTATCCGCCTGTGCGGATGCGGGAACGCCATGCTGATCGAGGCGCTGTCGCGGAGCCTGATCATCGAGCACACGCGGCGCATGTACGCGCGGAAAGCGCGCGGCGATGCGTCGCCGGAGAGACCGCATGGAACAGGTGAGGACGCCCGTCTACCGGGTGACGTATGAGGGCAAGGACATCACCATCCCCCTGTCGCCTTATGTCGTATCCGTCACGTACACGGACCACGAGCACGGCAAATCGGACGAGATACAGATCAGGATCGAGGACAGAGACGCGAGGTGGAAGGCCGGATGGTACCCGGCGAAGGGGGACACGATAGTCCTCGCGATCGGCTACGAGGGCGAGCCGATGCTGCCGTGCGGGTCCTTCGAGGTGGACGAGATCGAGGCCTCGGGTCCGCCCGATACGATCGACCTGAAGGGGCTCGCCACGCCCATCACGAAGGCGCTCCGGCAGCGGAACACCACGGCCTACGAGCAGAAGACGCTTCGGGAGATCGCCGCCGGGATCGCCTCTAAGCACGGCCTGGAGGTGGTCGGGCAGGTGGCCGATATCCGGGTGAAGCGGATCACCCAGAAGCAGGAACGGGACCTGGCCTTCCTCAAGCGCCTCGCCGAGGAGTACGGGTACGTCTTCAAGGTGGCCGACGGGAAGCTGGTGTTCTACGAGGCCGCGGCCCTCGAATCGACGGCCGTCGTCGCCACGATAGCGCGGACGGAGATGTCCTCGTATGTCCTTCGGGACACGACCCGCGAGGCATACCGGGCCTGCACCGTGTCGTACCACGACCCGAAGGGCAAGCGCCTCTTGAGCTACACGGCGGAGGCCGGGGCGGAGGACGTCGCCAAAGGGGACTCCCTGAAGATATCGGCGAGGTGCGAGAGCACGGCCCAGGCGATGACGAAGGCGAAGGCGGCGCTGGCGAAGGCGAACGGGACGCGCACGGAAGGGTCCGTCACCGTGGAGGGCTCGCCGAAGCTGGCGGCCGGGTCCAACATACGGGTGAGCGGCCTGGGGAAGCTGGACGGGACGTACCACATCACGACGTCCACCCACACCATCGACCGCGCCGGCGGATACCGGACCGACCTGGAGGTGAAGCGTGTTTAGGATAGGCCTGGTGACGGGGGTGGACGAGGCCAGGGCCATGGCGCGCGTGCAGTTCGACGACATGGACGGGGTCCTCTCGTACTGGCTGCCGGTGCTCCAGCACAAGACGTGCCGGGACAAGAGCTACTGGATGCCCGACGCGGCGGAGCACGTGGTGTGCCTGCTCGACGAGCACGGCGAGGAAGGGGCGGTGCTCGGGGCCATCTACTCGGACGCCGACGGGGTGCCGACGGCAAGCACGGAGAAGTTCCACGTCCGCTTCAGCGACGGCGCGACGGTCGAATACGACCGCCAGGAGCACCTGATGGCGGTCTACACCCCGGGTGACATACGGGCGACGGCGGGAGGGGGGATCGAGGCAACGGCGGAGGGCGGCATCGTTGCCGCCGCCCCCACCGTGCGGATCACCGGGCAGGTGAGCATCACGGGCGACGTGAGCGTGACCGGCGGCATCACCGCCACGGGCAGAATCATCGACACAGGCGGCAATACGAACCATCACAGCCATTAACGAATAAGGGGCCGGGCATGACGACATCGATCGGCGACATACGGGCAACGGACTGGCAGCCGAAGCTGGGCGGCATCGGCGAGGTGGTGGAGGGCGTCGACGACATCAACCAGTGCATCCGCATCATCCTGGGCACGAGGAAGGGCAGCGTCCCACACCGGCCGGAGTTCGGCAGCGATATCTGGAAATACATCGACTACCCCGTCAACGAGGCGATCCCCCACATCATCCGGGAATCCATAGACGCCATCAACGCGTGGGAGACGAGGATCGAGATCAGGCGCGTGGCCGCCTCCGTTGACGGGAGCACCGTGACGCTCGCCGTGGAGTGGGCGTACACGGGGAGCACGGACGCGGAATCCATCGAGGTGACGATATGAGCAGCCTGCAGGAGCCGTCATTCATTACACGGGACGCGGCGGCCGTGACGAGCGAGATGATCGCCGCATACGAGGAGGCGACGGGCAAGACGCTGCAGCCCGCCCAGGTGGAGCGCCTTCTCATCGACCTTATCGCCTACCGGGAGATGCTGCTCCGCGTCGGCATCCAGGAGGCGGCGAAGCAATGCCTGGTGGAGTATGCCGCGTTCCCCATGCTCGACTACCTGGGGGAGCTGGTGGGCGTCACGAGGCTGGCCGCCTCGTACGCGACGACCGTGGTGCGCTTCACCCTGACCGGGGCGCAGGAGTTCGACGTGACCGTCCCCGCGGGGACGAGGGTGGAGACCAAGGACCGGGAGTACACCTTTGCCACCGAAGAGGCGGCGACCATAGCGGCGGGAGGCACGAGCGCGGACGTGAACGCCGTCGCCGAGACGGCCGGAGCGGGGGCCAACGGCTATCTTGCCGGGGAGATAAACGCCCTGGTGGACGCGGTGGCTTACGTGGCGTCGGCGGCCAACACCACGACGAGCGCGGACGGGAGCGCGGAGGAGACGGACGACCGGCTGCGCGAGCGGATCAAGCAGGCACCGGAGGCGTTCAGCAACGCGGGCTCCACGGGGGCCTACCGGTACCACGCCATGTCCGCCCACCAGGACATCGTCGACGTGGCCGTGACGAGCCCGTCGGCCGGGGTGGTGAACGTCTACCCGCTGACGGCGGCGGGCGGGCCGTCCGGGACGATCATCGGCGCCGTCGAGGACGCGTTGAACGCGGAGAAGGTGCGGCCCTTAACCGACCAGGTGTACGTCCTCGCGCCGACGGAGGTGACCTACGGCATCGAGGCCGGTATCACCCTGTACGTGAGCGCCGACCAGGAGACGGTGGAGGCGGCCGTCGAAGCGGCGCTCGACGAATACGCCACGGAGCTTGCCGCGGAGCTGGGCCGTGACATCATCCGCAGCCAGATCATCGGCAGGATCATGGCGGTGGACGGGGTCTACAACGCGACGCTTGCGAGCCCGGCAGCGGACACCGTGGTGGACGACGACGAGTACGCGACGTGCGGAGGCGTCACCGTTACCGTGACAGGGACCGCCGATGGCTGACAGGACGGCGACCGGGGCCGATAACCGCATCATCCCGGACGGGATCAGGGACGCGAGCACCGAGGCGCTCAACGGGCTCATCGACGGCGCGGGGACGCTCGATCTGACGCCTCTGCTCGTCTACGTGATCGATCACGTGACGGCGACCGCCCTGACCCACCTGGCCCGGCAGTTCCACGTGACCGGCTACGAGGGGTGGCTGCAGGCGACCAACGAGACGGAGCGCAGGAACCTGATCAAGACCGCCATCGCCAAGCACCGGTATAAGGGCACCCGCTACGCGATCCGGCAGCCCATCGAGGACCTGGGGTACACCTGCAACATCTCCGAGTGGTTCGAGTACGGGGGAGACCCGTACTATTTCAAGGTGGAGGTGGTGACCAACGGAGTGGAGGTCGACGAGACCAGGGCGGGCCTCATCGAGGCGCTGATAGTGGAGTACAAGAATACGCGCTCATGGCTGGAGCTGCTCTCCTTCGTGGTGGGCGTCACCTCGCCCGTGCCGGTCTACACCACGGGGTACGTCGGGGCCGAGACCGTTACGGTGTATGGATAGGGGGGGAACCCCATCCTGGCGGAGGGGGAGGAAGACAGAGAAAGAGGAAGGACGAGAGGGAGCGGGAGTAAGGCGGAAGGCAGGAGAAGAGTAAGGCGAAAAGAGTAAGGCAGGAAGGCAAGAGGAGGCACGAATGGCCACATACTACGTCATCATGACCACCGTGGGCCTGGCGAAGCAGGCGGCGTGGGAGGCGGGCGGGGCCGCCCTGACACTTACGGAGATCGCCGTGGGCGACTCGGGGGGCCTCTACTACGAGCCGGACGCGGACCAGACCGGGCTCGTCAACGAGGTGTGGCGCGGGGACGTGTACCGCGTGTTCCGGCACCCCACCATGGAGAACAGGGTGGTGATCGAGGGGATCATCCCCGCAGAGGACGGCGGGTTCGACGGCCGGGAGGTGGGGGTGTTCGACAGCGAGGGGGATTTGATCCTCGTCGGGAAATACCCGCTCACCAACAAACCCGCCTCCGGAAGCGGGGCGGAGAAGGAGCTGACCATCCACGTCGTGAAGGATCTGACCAACGTGAGCGCCGTCACGCTCTTCGTGGATTCGGAGGCGTTCGCGTCCACCCTGTTCGTCCAGGAGGGCGACTGGAAGAACTCCGTGCGGGCGGCGGCGACCGAAGACATCACGCTGAGCGGCCTCCAGACCGTGGACGGGGTGGCACTGGCGATCGACGATCCCGTCCTGGTGAAGG